TACAAGTGGTTCAGGAACAGGAGCAAAATTTACAGTTGCTGTAGATGGCTCAACTCCTATTGCCGTAACTTGTACGCATGGTGGTGTTGATTATCAGACAGGTGACACTATTACAATTGCAGATAATCAATTAGGTTCTGGTGGTGCACCTGCACTGACTATGACTGTTGCTACATTAAAAGCTAATTTGTCAGCAGAAATGTTTTTAGTAAATGATGCTGTTAACGTAAGACAATTTACTTTTGCAGGATTGATTGGCGGTAGAGTGTTTTCATTAGATCCATCAGGAAGTATTTCAACTGCTTCGCCGTATATACAAAACTGTTCTTCAATTAATACAACCACAACAGGAATGTATATTGATGGATTATCACAAACTACCGGTATTAAATCAATGATAGCTAACGATTATACACAAATTAATAATGATGGTGTAGGTGTTCATGTTTTAAGAGGCGGCCGTGCAGAATTGGTTTCTATTTTCACGTACTTTTGCGATAAAGGTTTTTACGCAGAATCAGGCGGTTTTATAAGAGGTCTAAACTGTTCAATGGCATATGGTGAAGAAGGTGCTGTTGCTGAAGGAACTCTAGCTTCTGAAACACCAGTCACGGTACAAGCGAGAGGACTACAATTATACTTTATAGGTAACCCTAGTGGTGGAGCCGTACCTCTAAATGGAGATACTTTAGTGGGTGGTACTTCTGGTGCTACTGCGGTGGTAAGAAACTTTCAACAAAGTCCTAAAATTCTTTACATAGAAAACCTTACAGGAAATTTTAGACAAAATGAAACTGTTACAGCAACAAGAGCAGGTGGTATTACGTATACTTTTGTTACATCAAGCGCACAAGGAACTCAAAATATTGCTCAAATAGGTCAAAAAGGTACTTTATTTTTATTAGATAGTAGTGATGGAACTTTATCTACAGCTAACAAAGTAAGAGTAGGTAGTAATATTCAATTTACAGGAGATAATAACGTATATGCTATAACAGCTGTAACGGATGAAGTAACTGCTAATCAACAAGTTACTGTAAGAATAAATCCAGAAAAAACAACCTCTGTAGCTGACAATGCAAACATTACAATTAGAACTAAGTTTTCAAATATAAGATTAACAGGACATGATTTCTTAGATATAGGAACAGGTGATATTGTAACTACAAATTATCCTGATAATCCTAGTCAACCTGCCGATCAAGCATCAGAAGTTGTACAAACAAACGGAGGTAGAGTTTATTTCACATCTACAGACCAAAGAGGTGATTTTAGAGTAGGTGATTTATTCAGAATTGAACAGTCAACTGGTGTTGCAACATTAAATGCTGATGCTTTTGATCTTTCAGGTTTAACACAATTACAGTTAGGTTCAATAGGCGCACAAATAGGTGCTACAATTAATGAGTTTTCTACTGATGGAACTTTAGCAGGAAATTCAGATATTGCTGTGCCTACTGAACAGGCAGTAAAAACATATGTTGATACAAATTCGTTTTCAACAGGAAAAGCTATTGCTATGGCAATAGTTTTTGGTTAATAAATATAATAAAGGTAAATAAAAAATGGCAAATCCAAATATAGTAAGCGTTGCAACGATAAGAGGTAAAACTGATGGTGGTCAGCTTGGTACTACATATACAACAGCATTAGTTACAAATTCTGCTGCTTCAAATACTGTTTTTAAAATTAATAGTATAACTGTAGCAAACATTGCTGGTACCGATACTACTTTTAGAATATCTTTTTTTGACGGTTCAACTGATAGGTTTATAGCTTATAACGTAAACTGCCCAGCAAATACGGTAGTTATTGTTACAGATAAAGGCTCATCTTTCTACCTTGAAGAAGGCGATTCAGTAAGAGGTGGCGCAGCTACAGCCGGTCGTTTAGATTACGTTATATCATACGAAACAATAGCTTAAAAGTAAGGTTTTAAAATGTCAGGCGGACCAATAATAGGTAGAAGGTATGGCAGAAGACAAAATAATTCGGAAATCGGTTCACAAGAATCGATACACGATGCCGGAGGAAATGCTTCTAAAAGAGCTGGATCTTACGACAATACGTATGTTGCTAATTATGGTATTCGCCATATTAATCTACTGACTGATGGAGTTTTTAATTCAACTTATAGAGATTTAGCTGCAGGAACAACAGGCGCAGGAACTCAAGGTCATCCTGTTTTGCCAAACACAACAAATCCAGATACTGAAATACACGGTGGCAGTGCAACGTCTGAAGGATTTAGCTCAGGAGCAAATTATTTAAGAATATATGGTGATAATAGATATAATCAAGGTAAATATCCTTACTATACACCATTTTTTTCAAGTAATGAAATTTCTACACAAGTAAGATCCAATCCTGATATAGAAGGATATGGTGGCCCAAACTCACAAGGTTTTAGAGATTCAACTTCACGTGCTACTCACCAAACTACAAATCTAGGTATTCAAATGGATCATCCTGGTTCATACATTTCAGGTGCTTGTAATGATACTACTTTCTTTTTGTGGTCTACACCAACAGATAATAGTCATTTTACACCTAGTGTAAGAACATCAGCGTTTCATATGTACACTGAAACAGGAAAATCACATTTAGACCAATATAATTCTTATAGTGATAGAAATGACTCATGTACAAGTTTTAAAGAAACTGCTTTATCATTTCACGCTGGTGGAGGTAGAACAGGTTTGGAAATATTTAATTTATCAACAGAAGCTAGACAAGCTCAAACAGGCAGTGACCTTAGGAATGGAGGCGATACAAATTCAGCATTTTCAGATAAAGATTATGGATATCATTGGGGTGAGGGTGCAGGATCTAAAGTTAATCATTCAACTTATTCTGTATCTGGTAGCGCTTTTTGGGCTTCTCATGGACAACAAAAGGGTATGCCAACAAAAGTAAGATTAGGTTATTGTGGTAACGAAGGTTCTTATAGCGGTGGATATAATTTTAGAACTTGGAATTTGGTAAATGATTCAAGTGTTGACACTTTTTCAAAATATCGTCCAAACTGCGGTGAAGAAAACTTTACAATGGGACAAGATTGGGGTTATATGATAGGTAATTATGACGGTGCTCAAAATAACGGAACTTTTTTACAATATTATCACACAAACTCAAGAACAGACGTTGGTGGATTACAACCTTCAGCAAATGCTGGTCAATCTTCAGGACACTGTGGTTGGAGAAATTAAAAAATTGATATAAATAATAATAAATTATGGAGAAAAAATGAAAAATAGTGAAAAAGTAAATATTAATGATGATAAAGAATTAATCGAATTTGCTAATAATAGCGTTGACAACTCTGTTCCTGAATTCAAATTAAAATATTTTGTTGGGCATTCGCAAGTTACACCTTATCACAGATTAAAACAAATGTTTTTAGAATTAAGAATCAGACAAGATTCTTATTTACATATACAATGGGAAATTGAAAGAAAAAATTTAGAACAATTGGTTGAAAAAGAAAAACTAAAAAATTGTAAAAACGAAATTGAAAAAAAATATATAGAAATAGACTTATTAAATATTAAAAAAGATTTAAAAAGACATGAAGATGCTCTTGTAAGTGCTGATAAAGAAAAAAATAGAATATTAAAAATAATTAAAGAAATGTTAAATAGTCCCTCTGCCGTTTTGCCTGATGGTACAAAGTTAATAGATGTTTTTGGTAATGAGGAATTAGAAGAAAAATTAGAAAAACAACACTGGATTACAAAATTAGCTAAACAAGCAAGTATGGAAATGTTAGCCTATGGTAAAATAGGTACTGGAAATATGGACGCTATAGCTATGATGGCGCCAGAAGATATAGCTCAGTGTTTATCTTTAACAAGTGATTATACTGTAAGAGTAGGCACAGGTATGGGATTGTTAACTGAAAAATCTATAAATGATTTAAAATTAGGTTATATAAATCCTGTAAATAAACAAAGAATGGAAAATATGGGCATTAGTAATGAATTTATATCTGAAAATTTATTAGAAAGTGATATAAGTAAGAATAATGCTCTTATAAATAGTAAGTATAACGATATTAAGGATAACACAAATGGCTAAACTATTCGTATTATTAAAAATTAAAGATGCCTCAGGCATTGGTTGGTTACAAAATTATACAAGTTATGGTGCGTATACGGTGTCTTACATATTAGACGAATATCAAGATACAAGATTAGATTTACAAAAATTAAACGCAGATGTTTTAACACACGCACAAGCTAAATCTGCTATTTTTGCTGATGCATACAGAGGATATATTAATTTAAAATTAGGTGCAAGCATTACTGAAGATTTTCCTGATTTGGTTATAACTGAAGACTCTCCTAAAGTTAGATATGATATGACTGCGGATGATTTCGCATCCGGCGTTAATTTTAATAAAATAGTTTTTAAAAAATATATTAGAGATAGATTTAACGATAAAGTAAAAGAATTAAGAAATAATTATTCAATATTAGAACAACTGTCGTTTGAACAACAAAAACAAGAAGCAGCAAAATATGTTGAAAATAATTCTGCTAGCGTTCCTATGTTAACAACTTTAGCAATAGCTAGAAGTATAACTGTTGCTCAACTTGTAGAAAAAATTAATTTAAAAGTTACAAGTTTTAATAATTCAATAGCTGTTTTATTAGGTCAACAAAAAGTTTTAGAAGATGAAGTAGATGTTTTGAGCGATTTAGCTTCATGCCACAGATGGCGACACAAAAAATTAGGTATAGGTGTTACTGCACAACAATTTACAGCTGAACCTGAATTGGGACCTCCTGCTTTAAAAATACAATTTTAATCAGTTTCTTTTTTAGAAATTGAATTTATATTATGTTTAGTGTACCATTAAATCCTAAGTTAACACCAGATCAATTTGATTATTTTTTAAACTTTCTTAAAAAATATAAACATTTAATTTATGATGTTTATTATACAAGTCGAATACCTCCTTTTACGCAAGACGCTATGGGAGATATCTTTACTGAAACTCAATTTAATTTATTAAATGAAAACGCATATATTATAACAAAGGTAACAGGCATACCTTTATCAGCTACTTTTAATAATATTGAAGTTCCTCCAACCAGTGAAAATTTAACCATTTTTATAAAAAATTTTAAAAAATTGTATGATAAGGGTGTAAGTATAGTTACAATACCTCACACATTATGGATGCTTACAGGCCGTTTTCAAAAAGAATATCCAGACGTTTTAATTAAAAATACAATATTAAGAAATACACAGAGAGCTAATGAAGTTATAAAACAAGTAGAAGCTGGTTTTCATTATATTAATTTTGATAGAGATTTAATGAGAGATGAAGATACCTTAAAAAAAATGCAAGATGTTAAAAAGTATTGTAAAGAAAAATTAGGCGTGAATGTAAAATATAGTTTACTTGCAAATGAAGGATGTTGGGGAAATTGTCCTGTACAAGACGAACATTTTTTATATAACAATACAAGAAATAAAGGCAATCAACCAACTTATTTTCAAACAGATATAAGTTATTTTTCTTGTCCTAAATGGGAAGAGCAAGACCCAGCATATCATTGGCGTATAGCAAACTTCCCTCCTTTTAAAGATGAATGGGATAGATTATTAACTTACATTGATGTTATAAAAATGCACGGCCGTGAAAGTGTTTCACGACTATTTGAAACTTTAAAAATTATTGAAAAATTTGCCAATAATGAACAAATATTATACACCGATTTTGAAATTTTTATAAAAGATAATAAGTTTGCACAAAAAAGAATTGATGTATGGAAAACAACTATAAGAAATTGTAAATTTGATTGTTGGAATTGTAATGTTTGCGATAAAATAGTTGAAAAAAATAATAGTGTAAATTTAATAGACACCGTTAAAATTGCATTAACAAAGTCTAAAAATAATGAGTCAAAGATAAGTGAAAAAACTAAAAACCTGCCTGGCCTTACTTCTGAAAAAGTAAAACATTTTATAAACAATTTATGCGAATTACCTGATTGTAAATACTTAGAAGCTGGTGTTTTTCAAGGTTCTATATTTGCAGCTGCTGTAGAAAGAAACGATTTAGTTGCCGTCGCTATTGACAATTTCTCTCAAAGTAGTATAATACCAATGGATAGTAATGTAAATATTAATAGTGAAAAAGGAAATAATAAAGAAATATTTTTAAAAAATATCAAAGATTTAGTTTTAAATAAACAAGTTAATATAATAGATAGTAATGTCTTTGAAATAGATTTAAACAAAATTTCATTAAAAAGTAATGTTATTTTTATGGATATAGAACATACGTATAAAAGTCATTATAATTTTTTAAATAAATTTTACGAAAAAATAGATAATACCTTTGTATACGTTGTTGATGACTGGAATTGGTTACAAGTAAGAGATGCCACTTTTAAATCAATAGAAGATTTAAAATTGAAGACATTATTTAAAGAAGAAATATTTACTAGAGGTGAAGATAAAAATGATTACTGGAATGGATTAGGCATTTTTGTTTTAAATAAAATATGAAAACAATACAATTTTTTTGTACAATTCCAGGTGTTGCAGAAACATTTCCTATTATTGAAGCTAAAAATTATAAACCTGAATGGGCAAAAGCATTAATACAAGATTTAATTAATAAAAAAAATAATATTACCAATAATAACACTGGCCGTTTTACTCATTTATTATATTGTCCAGGAATATTTGATTTATTTAAAATAGGTTATATTGTGCCAATGTGGTATGATGTTTATATAAAAACTGAAAAAAATAGACCAGGATTTTCTTGGACAATAGCAGATCCAATCTTAACTAATTTAAGTGATATAAAGATTATAGATACGCATAATGAAAAAATAACTAATTTAATACCGAAAAGAAAAGGAACAATTAAAAATATAGTAAAAATCAATACACCTTGGAACGTTATTGTTCCTGAAAATTTAAAATTTTTATGTCTGCCTATAAGTTATCCAGACCATTTTGATTATGAATCAAATAGCGGCGTTTTTGATCCTAGTCATTCCAGTGAGATAAATATTCAAATGAATTGGAATGTTGAAGAAGGTGAAGTCTTAATTAAAGCTGGAACGCCTTTAATGCACATTATTCCTTTATCTGAAAAAACATTTAAATTAGAGAATAGAACCGCTACAGAAAAAGATTTAAAATGGGTTAGAATCCACAAATATATGAAAACTTTTTCTTTTGCAACAACAAGAAATTTAGTACAAAAATTATATAAAAAATTTTTCAAAAAATAATTATGATACAAGCTATTTTTGCAACTCCTATATATAAATCTGATAACAAATATAAGTTAACACAAGAACAATTAAATTATTTAAATAATTTAAAATTATTAAAAAATAAATTAAATAATTTTATAACTATTAAAAAAAACATTTTAGAAGATAAAGTTATGGAAGATTTTAAAAAATGGTGTTTACTGAATGTTACCGCATTTGCTAAACAATTAGGAGCTAGCGATAAAACTAACTTTTACATAACGCAATCTTGGATGAATAGAAATCCTCCTTTATCGGCTCATCATACTCATATGCACCCTAATAGTATTTTTAGTTGTATATTTTATGTAGAAGGAGATAGTTGTCCCACTTATTTTTATAGATATGATGACAGAACTTCTTTTGGAAATTTTTCTTTTTATAATGGTGAAAAAGGTAGTAATCCATATACAGCTTCAAAAGTAGGTATATTAAATGAAATTGGCAGATTAGTAATATTTCCATCGTCCATGGTGCATGATGTTGATACTAATAAAAGTAATAAAGATAGAATTACTATTTCTTTTAATACTTTTGTTAAAGGAGAAATGGGAGATCCTGAATGTAGTAATCATTTAATTATTTAATATGACGTACAGATACGAAGAACAACCAGGAATTCCACATATAATTAAATTAACTTCTGATGCTCAATGGGAAGTTACAAATGAATTTAAAAAAAGTGGAGGAAAAAGATATTGTTATCTTTTTAATTCACAATTTAAATACGAATATTTTTTTTTCTTTTCAAATAAAAGAAATCTTTTTTATTGGTTAATGGACATTAAAGGGCCTAAAATGCCTAGATGGTGTATTGCAGATGAAATATACCAAGAAATAAAATTTAAAACTTTAGACATTAAAGATGATATACACGGTTTGAGATTGCATATAAGAAATCCTGATAACTATGAATAATTAAAAAATGAATAATATTAAAGAATACACTTTAGAAGAGCACAGGAAGGCTGAGTCAGAACCTTTTATACAAATACTTATGTCAGGCCAGATTAATCCTGACCTATATGCCACATATTTGTTTAATCTATTACAGTGTTATGCTACACTTGAAAAGTATGCTTTTACAAATGGCCTGTTTAGACAAACACCTGGCCTTGACAGAGCACAAAAAATAGACCACGACTTTCGTTCACTTTGGAACAAACCAGAAAAACCATATATTACAAACAGCACATTAAGATATGTTTATCACTTAGACACAATTAAGAATGATGCCGAAAAGTTATATGCACATATCTATGTAAGACATATGAGAGATTTAAATGATGGTCAGATGTTACGTAGAAAAACTCCTGGCCCAAACACATATCTTGTCTTTTTAAAACCAGAAGAGACAAAAAGAGTTATAAGAGAAATTATAAATGACTATATGAACACGTATCAAATAAACGTGGTTGCTGAAGCTAAATTATGTTTTGAATATGCTACAGAATTATTAAAAGAAATGAATGATTTGAAAAAATCTTATACAGTGCAAGAATAATATTATAGATATTATAATACAGATTAATTGTGCAATATTTAGCAACTATTCGTTGTAAGTTCTAATATTCTTTATATAAATAGTGGAGTTATGGCAAATCCATCTACACGAGAAACACTTAAACAATATGCTTTAAGAGCATTAGGTAAACCAGTAATAGAGATAAACGTTGATGATGACCAGTTAGAAGATAGACTGGACGAAGCATTACAATACTATGCTCAATATCACTATGACGGTATTCGTAGAACATATTTAAAGTATCAACTTACGTCAGCAGATAAAGATAGATTAAAAGCTTCAACACCAACAACTGAATCAGCCACGCAAGGCGGAGTTACAACAACCTATTACGAAGCAAATAATTTTCTTATAGTTCCAAGCTCAGTTATTGCTATTACAAATATATTTCCTTTTTCTGATAAAGCAAGTATGAATATGTTTGATGTAAGATATCAATTAAGATTAAATGATTTATATGATTTTGGCTCTACTTCAATTATTAATTATGATATGGTATTAAGACATTTAGATTTCTTAGATCAAATATTAGTTGGTATAAAACCAATTCGTTATCAACAACACGATAATCGTTTATATATTGATATGGATTGGGCTAATGATTTAGAGGTAGATGAATATTTAATTATAGATTGTTATAGAAAAATAGATCCAACTACTTTTACGGACGTTTTTAACGATCAATGGTTAAAAAGATATACAACAGCATTATTTAAAAAACAATGGGGTGCTAATTTAAGCAAATTTGATGGAGTAATAATGTTAGGTGGCGTTAAACTTAATGGTGAAAAGATTTTTACAGACGCACAAACAGATATTGAAAAATTAGAAAAAGAAATAAGAGATAGTTTTGAAATAGCACCAGCATTTATGATAGGTTAAGCTATGCCAGTAAATCATTATTTTCAAGGCGGCCAAGGGATTGGTAATCAGGCCGAAAAAATACTTTATGAAGATTTAATTGTAGAAGGCCTAAAAATTTATGGCCACGATGTCTATTATTTACCACGAACACTTGTAAATAGAGATTTAATACTAGGAGAAGATACTACAAGTAAATTTGACGACAGTTATTTAATTGAAATGTATTTTGAAACAACTGAAGGATTTGCAGGTCAAAAAGAATTAATTAATAAGTTTGGATTAGAAATAAGAGAAGATACCACATTTGTAATTTCAAAAAGAAGTTGGCAAAATCAAGTAGATAATCCAATGACACAGATTGTAGAGGGCCGTCCTAATGAAGGAGATATCATATATTTTCCTTTAATGAACAGTTTTTTTGAAATACAATTTGTAGAAGATCAAGAACCGTTTTTTCAATTAGGCAGTTTACCTGTATATAAATTAAGAGTCACACGTTGGGAATACAGTTCAGAAGAATTAAATACAGGTATTGCTGAAATAGATGATAAAGAAACAGATTATTCTTTAAATTTATTACTTAACAGATTTACATTAGAAGATGAAACAGGCTCATTAAAATTAGAGCAAGATCAATCATCAGGTCAACCAAACTTCTTCTTAAACGAGGAGGCAACAACAACAACTACGGTTGCTACACAATCTACTTATGCACAAAATTTAGATTTAGATACAGAGGCAGGTTTTGATACAGGTTCAACTGCTGATGACATATTAGATTTTACTGAAATAAACCCTTTTGGAGAAATTAATTAATGTTTGGTAATTTTTTCTATAATGAAGGAATGAGAAAAATTATAATTGCATTTGGTCAATTATTTAATAATATAGTTATACAATCAACATCAAGCACAGGTGCTGTTACAAAAAGATTGAAGGTTCCTTTAGCTTATGCACCCAAAGAAAAGTTTTTGGTGAGATTAGATCAAAAACCAGATTTAGATGATCGTAGCTTTGCAATTACGTTACCAAGATTAGGATTCGAAATATCAGGTATTGCTTATGACCCTACAAGAAAATTAACAAGAGTTCAAAAATTTAGAAGAGTCAAAGCTGGTGAATCAGGTGAAGTACACAATTTTAATTATATACCTGTGCCTTATAATATTAGTTTAAGTTTGTATGCTTTTACAGCCACAGCAGAAAACGGCCTACAAATAGTGGAACAAATACTGCCTTTTTTTCAACCTGATTATACCATAACCGTAAATGTAATACCTGAAATGAATATAAAAAGAGATGTACCTATTATATTAAACAGTGTTTCTTATGAAGACAGTTATTCAGGAGATTTTACGACACGTAGAGCCGTTATATATACTTTAAACTTTACTGCTAAAACATATTTATTTGGACCAATGTCTAATCAAGGTGTTATTAAAAGTGTACAATCAGATTTATATACTGATACAAATAAAACAAAGGCAAAAAGAGAAGAAAGAATTGTGGTCGTACCAGACCCAATAACGGCGGATGCGGATGATGAATTTGGATTTACAACAACAATTACTTCTTTTACAGATAGTAAGAAATATAACCCAACGACTGATACTGATGTTTAATTATGACAAAAATAGAGGATAAAGTAAACGAAATATTAGGCATATCGCCTGAAAATAAACCTACATTTGAGTCTTTAATAAAGGTAAACAATCCTTCTGTGCCACGTGTGGAAGATAAAACTAAAACAGATATAGAAAACGATTATAAATTCAGTAGAGATAATTATTATGATTTAATACAAAAAGGTCAAGAAGCAATTGAGGGCATATTAGAAATTGCAAAAGAAGGCCAACATCCACGAGCTTACGAAGTCGTAGGTCAATTAATTACCAACGTAGCACAAACGGTAGATAAATTACAAGATTTACAAAAAAAATTAAAAGAATTAAAAACAGTTACAAAAGGCGCAGATACAAAAATACAAAATGCTCTATTTGTAGGTTCTACAACTGAATTACAAAAAATGTTGAAAGTTAAAAATGAAAATACTGAAAGCGAAAAGAAATTACCTGAATAAACAGATATTTAAGATAAGTGATTTAACTTATATAGATAGAATGACACCTCTAAATGATTTATTAAAAGGTGAAGATATGATTGAACCTATCAAAATATTAAAACACGAAATAAGAAAAAATCCAATTACTCCAACAGGTAAAGAATTGTTTGATTATTCAAAATATAGAAGTGGAGCCGCAGGTACTAATTTTAAAGAAAAACAATATAGTGTTTGGGAAGGTAATCAAAGAGTAAAAGCTGCTATAGAATTAGGTTACACACACATCGAAGGAATTATAGTGAATGAATAACCAAGTATATTTGGGAAATCCTAATTTAAAAAGAGCCAATGTACCAGTAGAGTTTACACAAGAACAAATAGAAGAGTTTGCTAAATGTTCTAAAGACCCGTTATATTTTATACAAAATTATGTAAAAATTGTTTCATTAGATTTAGGTCTCATACCTTTTAATATGTATGGTTTTCAAAAAGAAATGGTCGGTACAATGCACAACAATCGTTTTACAATATGTAAATTACCAAGACAATCAGGTAAATCAACAACAATTGTTTCTTATTTACTTCATTATGCTTTGTTTAATCCAAATTGTAATATTGCCATATTGGCTAACAAATCATCTACAGCAAGAGATATATTAGGCCGATTACAATTAGCTTACGAAAATATA